TGGACTGGGCATTTGCTGCTGCATTTGTTGCGTCCGCATTATTACGCATGGCATTAGAATTGCTATCCAGCCCATCCACCGCATTTTGCGCCGCATTCCCTGCGAGTTTTACCTCTATACCAAAAATCTTCAGAACGCGCTGAGAATTACCCGCTTTATCAGCATTATTGTCATATTCTTTGGCCTGCTTTTTAAGCATCTCATAAAGGTCGGTAGGGATATCCATTGCATTAAGTTGCTTAATGGCTTCGTNGTAACTAATAACGCCACGGCGTGCATCTTCCGTCACCTTTCTTGCTTTTTCGTTTTCAGCTGAGGCTGCGCGAATCGCAAACAAAACAGCATCAACAGACTCTTTTGATTTAGCAAGCTCGGCATTTTGCGCATTAAAAGCAGCAGTCAAGTCTTCCACAGCTGATTTTTTATCATTGCCAGCAAGTTTTTTTAGTTCCTCATCTGTTTTTTGGGCAACCTTACCCTGCTCCTCAAGTTTTGCATTCGCCTCGGCTGTACGATTCTTCAGGTACATGTAGCCAGCGGCTAAACCTGCAACGCCCAAAGTAATTGCACCAATCGGGCCACCAACCAAAGCAAGCATTCTTGTGCCAATTGCTCGACTTGCATTAAGTGCATTTTGAGCTGCTGTATTTGTCGCTATAGCTGCTGTGGTTTGGTTTAGCGCAATGCGATGTGCAATTTCAGCTTGAGTTAATCGCATTGTTGCTGCTGCACGTGCCGTTCTTGTGGTTGCACTATTTAACTCTTGTCGAGCTAAACCAATCTCTGATATGGCTTGAGCTGCAATTTGTCGAGTTCTTTGTACTTCGAGTGCTGCCAATTGAACTTGAGATTGCAATACCGCTGTATCTGCTGCACGACGTGCTACCGATGCCGTAATTGAACCTTGAATGGCAACTGTTTGGGCTAGTATGGTTTTTGTCAGCATTGCCACACCACCAACCACTGCAATATCTGCAATGGTGCTAAGATTATTAGCAAGAAAGCCAATAGAATCACCAAGCGCACTTGCAGCACCACTACCTTTTCCCGCTTCACCGACAAATTTAGTAATCTCATTTGATAACTGCGTAAATGATTGAGCAATTGTAAAATCTGTTTTATTGAACAGGTCATCAATATATGGCTTGGCTTTGCTTAGTGCCTTAACAAGCTCATCACCTGTAATTTTACCCTCAGCCGCCATTGCTCGAAGCGAGCCAATATTGGTATCCATTCCCATTGCGATTGCTTTTAATAAGCCAGGTGCCTGTTCTGCAATTGAGTTAAATTCTTCGCCACGCAATACACCCGATGCTAACGCCTGACCAAATTGCATTAATGCAGCTTCTGCGCTTGCTGCACTACCACCCGACACAGAAATAGCCTTTGATACGGTTTCGGTTAATGCTGCTGTTTGCTTCATGCTGATACCAAGACGATCTGCGTTATCCGCAAAGCGTTGGTAAACCATTGCCACTGAATCCCATGTTGCAGCGGTTTTCTGAGCAATGCCGAAGGTATCATTCATTGCCGTATTGAGTTCGACCTGTGAGTCTGTGACGAGCTTTAAGCGGTTTTGCAAACCTGTGTAAGCATCCATTTTACTAATGGCAGCACCAATAGTCACAAGACCGCCCATATACCCAACAAGGCTGCGAGTCGCTACAGACATTGAATCCATAGAGCGTGATGCATGGTTGCCATTGCGCTCAATATTTTGAAGTTCATTTGCTATATTTCGCGCATTTCGCTCAGCATTTCTTGAGTCGATTACGATTCTCAATACAGATTCAGCCATTTCACTTTCCTTTAGGCAATAAAAAAGCGCCTAAAGGCGCTGAATTTTGGGTATTAAAAAACCCACCGAAGTGGGTTTTAGTTGTTAATCATTGGCACATCTTTTTCCAAACTTCATTAAACGTAGCTTGATCCACTTGTGGGTTTTCACCATCAATAATCGTTAGATCAGGAGTTCCTATAAATCTCTTATACCCAATATAAGCACCAAATGAATTTTTAGAATTTACCTCTCCGCACATCCCATTCATATTTCTGAATTTTGCAGAATCGGCATCCTTTAATTGGCCTTTCACTGAGGTAATTGCGATGACCTCCCTGTTGCTCTTTAGGTCATCGTTCGAAACACTATCATCACCTGATATACAGCTGAATAAGATTAGAAGCGCAATAATTATTACAGCTACAGCAAGAAAAATAGGAAGCAACTTGCTCTTTTTTTCAATTAAGACTTCTGATGTATATTTGGGCTCGATATCTTTTGCGCTTTGGGGGCGCTTATACTGCCCCCTTTTCTTCTTGGCTTCAGAATAAAGGTAGCTCCATGCTCTGGTTTTTTCATTAACCATAAGATTAGCGAGGTATGTATTAAAATCAATATTTGACTGCTGGAATGACCTTAAATCTCGATAGCTCTCTAAAGGTAGGAGAAATAAAATATCCTTATTTTCTTCAATGTAATCGTTTATTTTCAACAATTCATCACCATTTAATGGCGACCTAAGTAATTCCATACCCACCCCCATATTATTAGAGACAAGATACTAATTTATCGAGCAAAAAGAAACCCACTGAAGTGGGTTGCATTTTTAAACACTAATTTCTTTTAGAAGTTATAACGCAAACCAGCACGGTAGGTTGTGCCATTCACATCAAGCTCGCTAAGCTTTCCAGCGTCATAACACTCGCCATCTAAGCAAGCTTCAGCTTGTTGGTTGTATAACCACTTATAACCAAGGCCGCCATACAGTGCAAAATTAGGTGTGAATTTATAGCCAACCTCTACTCCAACAGGAATAGTCAAATACTCAAGGTCAACTGAGTCACCTTCGCTAGATCCATCAACCCACGCATAACCTAAGCCAGCAGTACCATTGATGTAGACATTTTTCTCATCATAGAAGTTGTAAACACCACCTAAAGAAAACTCTTTAAGTTTAAGTTCATCTTTCTTCTGTTCGTATTTAGCAAAAACACCACCTTTTTCATTTAAGAAATAAGTAGCACCAAGCTCCCAACCTTTAAAACGCAGTTTTACATCACCTTCATCAATCATACTTCCAGTATAGCCACCGTTTAACGACACGTTTTTCAGTGGCGAGTATGTAGTATGAGATTGCGAAGCTTGGACTGGAGCGCCAAGTGGAGCTGGCTGACCATACTTAACCGGTAATGGACTGTTTGCAAAAGTTGCAGATGAAGCAGCGGCAATTGTTAGTGCTAATAATGTATTTTTCATGTAACCCCCTTAGAATTATGGGAGATAAAATACTCATTTTTTAACAAAAAGTCCACATTGTAAAAAGAAACCAACCTAAGTTGATTTCTTTGCCCTTCTGCTTAACAACTTGTGCGCTTTATCCAGATGCTTGTTGTCTAAAGCGAATACGCATTCGGTGAAAATATGAAATTCACAAGGCGCTTCATACAACTCAAGGTATGCACCAATCTCGGTTGCACCCAAAGCCAATGGCACACCTTGCTCATACTTTCTAGCTCGAGCAATGGTGTTATAAGCACTCAGTATTGCATTTGCCGTGTAGCTATATTGTGGTGGCTCTGGAATTTCTAGCCCCATCGCCTCACGCTGCTTTATTTGGTGCTCTGTGAGTCCTGCGTATCGCTCTGAATATTGGTAGAGTTCAATGACTTTCCCAGTGTTTCGGCCTGAACTTTGTCTGCTTCCGCCTGGATTTGCTCGGCATGTGATTTTACAAAAGCCCAGATCGCAACACCAATATCACCCATATTAAACAACTTGGTAGCATTTTCAGGTGTGCAAGATGGCTCAATTTCTTTGCCATCCTCAACAAACACCACGCCTTTCCAGTCTGCAATTAAGTGACAGGCCGCAGCTTCTAAAAGCAACTCATGATAGAGCTTATCTTCTTTGCCTGCTGTAGATACGTTATAACCCTTAGATGCGACTTGATTATTAGCGCGCTCAAGAGCCACACGGAAAGGCTTATAGCCTTCACCACGAATCTTAAACTCCGCTAAAATATTACCTTCAGCGTCTTTATATTCTTTCCAAAGTGCAACTTCTTTGCTTTGTTGGATTGCTACTTTTAAAGCCATGTTTAATCTTCCAAAAGAAAACCGCCCGAAGGCGGCCTGATGTTAAGGTGCGATAATGCGTGTAATAGTTGGTGATACGTTGATATGATTAAAACTCACATCAAGCATAATGGTGTCCTCACCACCACCATCCGGGTGATTAGCTTCAGATACTTCCAGCTCAGGGAATTCGAAGGCATAACCATTACCCTTGCCATCTTCGATAGAGAATTCTAGCGGCATGGTGTCACGCGATTTCACATAGTCCACGTATTCCGCAGCTTGAGCACCAAAAATAAATTGGCTGCTCAGGGTAATATCCACCATCTTTTCCAGATAGGTCTGTGCTGAAAGCTTCTGATTGCCGATACAGC